AGTTAAGCGGCTCTCCGCAACCGCTCTTCTTGTAAGAACTGCATTAGTTCTGCTGTTTCTTGATCCGCGCACTCTGGATTGTCACGCGCTAGCTCCTGAACCTGCACGGCCCTCTTGCATAAGCTCATCCCACAACTCTTGGTATTCGCCAAGCTCTTCACCGGCTATAGAGAATGTACCGAAAGACCCGCGGCCTTTTTCCTGACGGAAATCGCCAAGGCCGATTAGTTGTCCGGCATTCTGTATAAGAGAAGAGATAGAACGTGCGCTGAAATTAGGTGTAGCAAACCTGATCTCCACTTCGGCGCACCAGTTAGGAAGATAGGCACGGGTACGCATATCAGGTGTCCGGTTCATGTCCGCGGACCGTACTACGTCGATTTTTAAATACGGCTTGCCCCAGATGTTTATATTTGTCTGTGGCAAGAAGATAAGCCGGTTGACACTGGTTTTGTTTACACCAGCCGTTTCAAGTGCCGCCGTAGCCATTGCACCCTTTACGCCAGCCGCTGGAAAACACAACAACGTGTCACCTTTGGCTTGAGTGTGCATGGAGTCGGCAAACTCCTGTTCAGGATTATGTTTGATTTCTTTCTTTTCAGCCGCTGTCTTGCGGCCCGCGCCAACGAGTAGGTCCCGTTTAGCTTTTGCGGACATACTGTTGAAGTACATCGGCGTTTGTCCAATTAAACGAATTTTAATCTGGCCTTGCTTGATCACTGGGATGCTGATTGCATCATTAGTTTTTTTAGTAGTAGCCATTGGTATCTCCCGTTCAGCTAATGTTTAACATAACCCTATATACTCCCATACATATAAGATGTCAATCAAAAAAAAAGCCCCCAAGGCGGGGGCAAACCAACCTTGAGGGCTTCAACTACGGGATGTTTCTTATATATACCTTTAAACACGCAGATACAAGCTTTTTATCGCTTATGATAAAGATATTTTTCAACAGCCATGCAAACTAACTCTTTGTTAACCGGCATGGCCTCTTCCCAGTGATGCTTTGTGGCTGAAACGTGGCATTCTGAGATTGTTTGGAAGCCGCCCTGCACTTCGGTAGTGAATTTACCAACATCTTGTGCGGTTAGAAGCACCAGAATCCAAATCATACGATCCTCCCGTCATATATGGCCTGTTCTAGCTCTTCGTCGGACATACTATCCATGTCGAGGTCCGTGAGCCGTGGTTTGAGCGTCCTTTTCTTTGTTTTTGGAGCGAGCTTCGGTTTTACTGCTTTAGGCTCTTCAAGAACCTCAATAGTAGACATCCGGTGCTTGCATTTTTTACATTCACGCCGCCGCCGCAGGGTTGCATTATGTGGACGACTGTTGAGCACCGCGGTGTCTGACCCACATTTAACACATTTCACTTCGCTCTCCCGTGCAACACTCGCTAATATAAAGTTTACAACAAGAACATTGAATGTGACCGTGGACCTCGACGGGTGGCAGATTACATTTGCACCGCGGGCACTGGTTGTTTTCCAGTAGCTGTTGCATTTTACCTGCGTATCCAAAGGGTTCGTACTGAAGTTCTCTATTTTTCGGCCATGCCATCGTCTATTTCTCCTGTACCGTTACATTTTTCGCAATCGTCCATGTACCCTTCAAGGTAACCCCCTCTTACCCAATCGACAACAGCGCGTTCATATTCCAACTCTCCTTCTCCGCCACATTCTGGACATATCATCCCATAAACTCCCATCCAGTAGATAAATTTTTTTTAGGAAACGCCCCGAAGATTTTAAATTAAACCTTTTGTGAGCGTTTGTAAGTATCGAATATTATTCGTAGTTGACCGCTGATTGTACGGCCCTCTGCTTTGGCAATTTTCCTGATTTCGGAGTACACCTCAATCGGAACCAAAACAGATTTCCATTTAGTCGTATCCATAATAACTCCACATATTGTATATATGTAAGCGAATATATAGGATATGTTGTAAAAACACAAGTAAAAAAGACCCCGCCGGAGCGGGGCCAGTTCTAAGGGAGGTTCACCATGAAAAAAACTACGTCGCTTCGCCCCAGCTAGGGCCGATTTCAACGTCGCACTTGCTTGGTACTTCTAACGGTACAGCATTTTCCATAATTTCTGCAACCTCTTTTGCTTCTTCACGAGATTTCACAGAAATAGCCACTTCATCGTGTATTTGAATAAGTGGTACACGTCCTGTTTTATAAATATTCACCATTGCCTGCTTGGTCATGTCTGCGGCTGACGCTTGGATCAACCGGTTTAACGCTTTGTAGGTGTATGCTCGCTTCAATCGGGTGGTCGGACCGTACTCATCGACGGCATTTTGGTACGGCAGGGCCTTGCTCATACCAAATGTGTCAGGCTCCCACAGATCAAATCGGCATTTGCGGCCCAGTATTGAGCTTACCGCGCCTTTGCTCTTCTTACTATTAAGGTGCTTCATCACACCGTTCTGTAGACCTTTAACAAACGGCACCCGCTCATGGTATTGCTTGATAAGGCTCCTTGCCTCATCTACTTCGATATCTAACTGGTCTGCCAACTTGTTGACGCCCATGCCGTACATCATACCAAGGTTTATTGTCTTGGCCTGCTTACGTTTAATGCCAGCCATTTCTGCCACCATCGTATGAAAGTCCATGTCTGGGTCGTTGCGGTATCCGTCAACAAAGTCCTGTGTACCCTCTAACGGCACCCGTCCCTTAGAATTTCCTAAAACTTGTGCATAGTGAACCAAGATCCGTGGTTCCTGTTGCGAGAAATCTATTGACGCCCACTGCTCGCCCTCTTCTGGTAGGAACAGACTGCGTATCATAGGGCCTAGCTCTGGGTCGCGGGCCGGTATTTGTTGTAGGTTGGGGTTGGACATTGATATGCGCCCCGACACGGTGCCGCCGTCGTCAGACCTGATCTGGTTTATGTGGCTATGTATGCGTCCATCTGACCGGCAGTGCTTCATAATGGTGTTGATAAACGTGCCGCTAGTCTTGTTCAGGTTGCGGGCCTCGACTACCAGCTTTGGAAAGTCGTGCGTATGGTCAGACAGATACTGCTTTCTGAACGACGGTGCGCCCTTTTCTGTCTTTGGATAGGCTATGCTTAGATGGTCGAAGGCTTTCGCCAGAGACTGCGCGGCCCATATCTCAACGTCCATGCCGGACATATCTTTTATTTGCTTGAGAACAAGCTTCTCTCTTTTGAGCAGACTGTTTCTGGTGCGCTCTACCTTGTCCTGATCTATGCGGACGCCCTTCCATGTCATGTCTATCAGGCACGGCAACAAGGACAGTTCCAGATTAGCTATGGGCCATAGGTCTTCCTTGCCTATCTCTACGGACAGATAGTTCCACAGGTCTAGGGTAAGCTCCGCGTCACCTTGTGCGTAAGGCCCCACATACATAGCGGGCATCTTCCACATTTCCGATTTGGCATCCAATCCAAAACTAACTGCTGCGGCTCTCAGTTCCTTTTCAGACTTCACTTTTTTGAGGTAGTCGTAGGCTACGTTATTGAGGCTGTAGCTGAACCTGTTCTCATCAAGCAGAGACACTATCAACATGGTGTCGATTATGCGTCCGTTTATGGTAAAGCCCATGCGCCTGATCCAGCCCGCGTCATACTGGGCGTTGTGCATGATCTTGTCAGCGGGGCACTCAAACACCTTCTTGAGCCACTTATTAACTATACGCTCGTCCAGATTGCCGCCGCCCTCGTGGCGTATGGGTATGTAACCCTTCCAGCCATCAACTGCTATGGCATAGCCCACAACCTCGCCGTCACCCGTAGGCCACCCCGGCCCATTGGACTTGAGGTTAGGGTCTTTTGTTTCAACGTCGATGGCTATCTGCTTGGCATCAAAGATGTCTGGCAATTCCGCCGGTGGCACCCATTCTAACTTAGGGGTATCCATGATCTCAAGCATATCATTTCCTATAAATAGTTATCATTTCAGTACCGCGTTTTAAAACTTTCCAACCGTCCTTGAGATGGTCTTCCAGATGTTCCACTCTTATAAACCGTATCAGCATTTCTTTTTTACTTTTCTTCTCCACCTAACGCTCCATATCCGCAGATGTCTACCCAACTATCCTCGTGGTCGGTCTTCATCAGCCGTGCGGCTTTNACCATGAGCATACATAAGACAAACTGCTTCTCAGTTACTTCTGTTTCCAGAATAACAGACCACAGNTTGGCTACATCCTGAAAATTCTTATGTGCATCGCCGTAGTCGCGGTCGCGGTCCCCGTTGATCAGGGATTCCGCTTTCTTTAAAATTTCTTCGCGTTTCATTT